GGCTATTCAACAGGATAGGGCCAATCAAGCTAAGATGCAGTCGGATAGGGCTCAACAGCAAGATGCCGCGGCACAGGAGCATCAAGCTCGTCAGCCTATGCCCGCTCAACAGCCTAAGCGCCCTGATCCAAAAGCAGAGAAATGGGCTTTGAAAAACAGTTGGTTTGGTGCCGACGAAGCTATGACTTATGCCGCCTTTGGGATACATAAGACATTGGTTGAAAATGAAGGGTTTGACCCTACAGGGGAAGACTACTATACTGAACTAGATCGTCGTATTTCTGACAAGTTTGGAAATGCGCCAAAGCAGCAAAACAAACGACCCGCTCAGACGGTTATTGGTGCTACAAGAAATAATACATCTGGGCGCAGTGGGAGAAAGGTTCGACTCACCCCGAGCCAAGTCGCAATTGCGAAGAAATTGGGTGTGCCGCTTGAAGAATATGCGAAATACGTGAAGGAGTGATAGAAATGACTAAACAAAAAGACCTAACAATGGGTTCCGATGTTGATCGTGCTTCTCGCGCTAACCAAACTCGGGAGAAACAGGCTGTTCGTAAGCCGTGGGCTCCCCCGTCTATGCTAGATGCACCACCTGCCCCTGATGGGTTTAAGCACCGTTGGATTCGCGCCGAAACGCGAGGATTTGATGATACTAAAAACATTAGCGCAAAAATAAGGGAAGGTTATGAGCTTGTCCGTAGGGACGAGTACCCAGACTTTGAATCCCCTACAATTGAATCAGGTAAATATGAAGGTGTGTTTGGAGTTGGCGGATTGCTTCTCGCTCGGATTCCAATTGAGACCATTGCCGAAAGGACTGAATACTTCGCAAGACGTAGTAAAGACCAAATGGATGCAGTGGATCACGACATGATGAGAGAGAATGCACATTCATCCATGACGATTAGTAACCCTGACCGTCAAACTCGTGTAACTTTCGGTGGCCCTCAAAAATGAAAGGGGCCGCCCCATTAGGAGATAACTAACATGGCAAATCAAAACACTGCCTTTGGTCTTCGTCCTATCGGGCTAGTAGGTAGCGGTGTTAATTCTACTGGGGTAACTCAGTACGAAATCGCTTCCAACAATACCAATGTGATCTTCCAGTATGCTCTTTGCGTACCTGCTGCTGCGGGCGTAATAGATCAAGCTGGTGCCACAAGTGGGGCTACAACCCCCGCACTTGGTGTCCTGATGGGCGTAGAATATGTAGATTCTGTTTCTAAGAAGCCAGTATTTGTAAATCATTGGCCCGGTTCTGGCGCGGTAGGCGTGGATACTAACCATCCTGTAAAAGCCTTCGTTGCTGACAACCCTAACCAATTGTTTGTAGTTGCGTCTGACGCAACACTGACGAATCGTGCTACGGCACAAGCCGCGGTCTTTGCAAACGCTTCTTTGGGTACTTCAGCACGTACTGGTACGGCTGTAGGTAACTCAAACTCAACTTTGAACGTTGCTTCTATCAACACTACGGCTACGCTGCCGTTGCGTGTTGTTGGCATCCAAGACGACGCAGGAAACACTGACTTTACAGAAGCCGGTATTCCTATGATCGTTAGGATTAACGCTCATTTTAATGCCACTATAAGCCGTTTCGATTCGCAGACTACTGCGGCATCGACGGGCGTTTAAGGAGGGTTAACCAATGGCTATTTCACGCGCACAACTAGCGAAGGAGCTTGAACCCGGTTTAAATGCCTTGTTCGGACTCGAATACAACCGTTACGAGAATGAGCATTCTGAAATCTTTGAAGAGGAAGCTTCTGACCGAGCCTTTGAAGAAGAAGTAATGCTTGGTGGTTTCTCCACTGCACCCGTCAAAAATGAAGGACAGTCCATCAGCTTTGACGACGCACAAGAGACATACACTGCTCGTTACACTCACCAAACCATTGCACTGGCATTCTCTATTACAGAGGAAGCTGTGGAAGACAATCTTTATGATCGTCTTGCCTCGCGGTACACCAAAGCTCTGGCCCGATCTATGGCTCAGACTAAGCAAATCAAAGCGGCAGCTATCTTGAACAATGCGTTCTTGACCGGTGCTAATGCGATGGGCGACGGTGCAGCTCTGATTTCCGCAGCGCATCCTTCTCTTTCTGGTAACCAGACTAACCTCTTGGCAGTTGCTGCCGACCTCAACGAAACTTCGTTGGAGCAGATGTTAATTGATATTGCTGGATTGACAGATGAGCGTGGTTTGAAGATTGCTGTTCGCGGCATGAAGCTTATGATACCTAAAGAGCTTCAGTTCATCGCAGAACGAGTTATTAACTCGAACTTGCGCTCTGGTACTGCGGATAACGACAACAACGCAATGAAGTCTATGGGAATGCTTCCAGACGGTGCAGTGGTAAACCACTTCTTTACCGACACAGATGCTTTCTTCATCAAGACTGACGCACCTAACGGTTTCAAATACTTCAACCGGTCGCCTATTAAAACGGCTATGGAAGGGGACTTTGATACTGGCAACATGCGCTTTAAAGCTCGCGAACGTTATTCGTTCGGAGTTTCTGATTGGCGTTCTGTTTACGGAACACCCGGCGCAGCGTAACTACACTGTGAAGTGTTGTGAAGGGGGTGTAAAAGCCCCCTTTTTTATGTAGTATAGAATATTCTATCCCTGACAGGTGCATACAGTACCTGACACTAGCCACGACAGGAGATACTCATGGCGAATACAACTTTCAGCGGCCCAATTCGGGCTGGCAACATCCGAAACACTACTGGTACTACTGTAGGCTCTGACGTAGCTAACGTAGGCTATGTAGTAATGTGTCAAGACACCACGCTAACCCTTGCCGCTGGCGCAGTCGCAGCGAAACAAACGGATCTCGTAATCCCTGCAAATTCCAAGATTGTTAACATTATTGTTGATATGGCTATAGCGGCAAACACTGCAACAAACATTAGTGTTGGTCAGGTTGGTGGTGGGGCTAATACGTTTATAAACACATTAGCAGTAGGTACTACTGTTGGTATTAAAGCACTTGGTACTTCTGGTGGTGGAACTCTAGCGTGGGATAATATTGGCACTTCAGACCTACGTTTAAATGTAACGAATTCTGCTGCTACAAACGCGGGCTCTGTCCGTATCACCGTACTGTACGCACAAGCGTTTAACACCGCTATTCGTGCATAGATAGGTGTTAGGTTATGTCTTCTGACGTTCAATCAAAACGGTTAACAGGTGCAGGATCTGCGGGTGTTGGTCCTGCACGTATTCGGCAGGTTCAAATAAAAACCACAACAGGTAGCCCTCGTATTACCTTTACGAACGGTAATGGGGGTGCTGTTATTTTAGACATGGATTTAGATGCGTCTAACACTCATTCTGTAAATATACCGGATGATGGCATTAGAGTAAGCGACATTTTTGTGTCTGTTTTCACGGCGTGTACCTCAGTAAACGTGTTTTATAGCTAGGATCTGTCATGGCAACTAAGAAACCCGGGCTTTATGCTAATATTGCAGCTAAAAGAGCTAGAATTAAGGCGGGATCTAAAGAAACGATGAGGAAACCGGGCCAAAAAGGCCGACCTACCGCTAAAAGTTTTAAAAATTCGGCTAAAACAGCTAAAAAAAAGTAAGAGGTAGAAATGGCTTCTGATGTACAAGCAACGTATCTGACGGCTTCTGGAGCAGTATTTGGTGGCCGAGCTAGGATTAAAGCTATTCACTATCAAGCGGGGAGTTCCCCTACGCTTGTCTTAAAAAATGGAAGCGATGCCAACGGTGCTACCTTATTGACAATGACTTTTGTCAATAGTACTGACGACACCGTCTACGTTCCTGATCAAGGGATGCTTTTTAGCGAAGGATGCTTTGCCGTACTGACCAATGTCACCAGCGTAACCGTCTTTTATAATTGAGGGGATATGGACACTGGCTTCTTCAGTGACCCGCAAGAAGCGGAGATTGTACAAGAGATAAAGCTTTGGTCTTCTGAAATCTTAGAGAAGCCTAGCAATTATTTTAACGATCTACCTCCTTGCCCCTATGCGCGTAAGGCGTGGGTAGATGACAAAGTAGCAATAGTCTTTAAGCGGCACGATTCTTACCAACCCCTGTATTCCTGCATATCCCAGTTTGACGATACGTTTGACTTAGCCATTGTCGTAGACTTAGCTAACAAGAAAGACCCTGAAGAGTTCCATGATTACTTCGATTCCCTAAACGATGTTATAGCGTCAGGTACTTTTATTGACAAGGACATATGGCTAATGGGGTTTCATCCCGACGACGAGGTTAGTGAAGCGGCAGAGCAGGCGGCAATTGAGTCAGTAACCGACGCTGAGTACAGTATGATATTCGTTCAGCGCCTGTCGAAGCTACAAGAAGCGGCAGACAAGCTAGATAAAAAGGGATATTATGACAGCTACATTGGCGAATATGACGCCTCTGAAATCTTTAAAAAACGTGACTTACTAAACAGGGGATTGAAAAATGGCGATGAAGCCTCGTAAGAAAAAAGCAGCTCCCGCTAAGAAAATGAGAAGCGGCGGTATGGTAAAGAAGATGCGCGGTGGTGGCATGGTAAAGAAAATGCGAAGCGGCGGTGTTGTCAAAAAGAAAAAAAGGTAGGTACGGATAATGGCTACATCCGACAGCAGGGATTTTGAACTAGACGTTGCCGAATATGTCGAAGAAGCTTTCGAGCGGTGCGGATTAGAGGTCCGAACGGGTTACGATTTGAAATCGGCCAAAAGGTCGTTAAACCTTTTGCTGGCGGATTGGGCCAACCGAGGTCTTAACCAGTGGACTATAAAACAAAGATCTCTTGCGTTAGTGACGGGAACGGGAAACTATGCAATTCTCCCGGATGTCATTGATATTCTGTCGGTAATTGTCAGAAGAGGAAGTACTGATTATGCCGTAAGTCGGTTAAGTCGGGACGGATTTTTGACCTTACCAAATAAAACTACCCAAGGGCGTGTAAATCAATTCTTCTTGGATAGGCAAATTACGCCTAACTTAAAGCTTTGGCCTGTCCCTGAAAACAATACAGATGTTGTTCTTTACGACGCTTTAACCCGTATGGATGATGCTGATATTTACACAAACACTATGGAAGTTCCTTTCCGGTTCTATCCTTGTTTAGCCGCAGGGTTAGCTTATTATTTAGCTTTAAAAAGAGCCCCGAATCGTGTGCAAATGCTAAAAGCAGTGTACGAGGAGGAGTTTGATAGAGCGGCAGTAGAGGA